CCCTGGAATGCTTCACATATTTTTAGTATAAAGGATATACATGTTAAGAAAAAAATATATGCTACGCGGAGTTCGACGTTGTGCTAAGGGGTGCTGACTAGACGCCAAAGCGTAGGGTAGTAAACCACGTTAAACAGTAAAGAAGCCAACATGAGCCTGAAGATAAACAAGCATCAAATAATATATTGCCAGTCGGGGAAAAATATGTTATACACAGAAAAGCCCCAACCCAAAATCCCGTACACATACTGCAAGCCAGCATATCCCCCCAAAAGGCACTCTTATTTTTAACATATTCCCTAACAGGTTTGAAGATTTTTGATATACTTAGAATAGTGGTAATACCAAAAGAAACTAAAATCCAAAGTAAAAAGTCCATACTATATCCTCGCAGGTAAATGATGGTTATTTATAAATGCCATCCTATTTTCATTCCACCCATGTCTTCCTACCAATTCTCCACTAGAATGGTGGGCTATTTTTAGAGGGACTGTGACATTCTTAAGTCCTTTCTCAAACGCTGTAAAGGTATAATGAAGATCATAAAAATCCCAGCCGCCCTTCAGGTATGAGGGTTTTTCTAATTTCACTTCTCTTAATGTTTTTGCTGAAGCAGATAAAAAAAGTCCATCTAAAACTACTACTTTACTTACGGGACCGTACTCGGTTGCGTAAAAAGTCCCCTCTTTTTTATCCAGATGCTGAACTTGGCCTGAGTGGTGTCCCTGTCCCCACCTTTCGTGATTCCACCAAACAGCATCTTTACCTAATAATTTTGTTCCTGCGAGTCCGGCAAATCCATATCCTTCAGCGTTTACGATACTTATTGCATTTACTATATCCTTAGGATTTTCATTTATTTCTATATCATCATGGCATAAAATAAATATGTCTGTATCATTAGGGTTTACTTTATCAAAGGCTTTTTGATATCCTGAAAATATAGATTTCTGATTTGTCATTATCATTACCTTTGATGGGAGGCTAGATAATTTGGATACTAATTTTTGTGTTGTAGGAGTTAGATTTTTGCTCCTAGTGCAAATTACGCTGTATATTTTCATTATTCTATAATATATTATGAATCAAGACTTTTTACAAGAATTTCTTAAATCCAGGGAAGACCCTGTGTACTTTATGTCTAATTATATAAAAGTTACACACCCGGTAAGAGGATTAGTTCCCTTTAAATTATACCCTTTTCAAAAAGACATAGTTAAAAATATTGATGAAAATAGGTTTAACGTTCTAAGAAAGTTTCGGCAGGCAGGGTGTACCACCATAGCAGGCGCTTACTCTCTTCACTTCACGAATTTTAATAAGCACAAAACAGTTGTTATACTATCCAAGGGCGACACAGAATCTACTGAAGTGTTGGATAGAATAAAAATTATGCATGATGAACTCCCAGCTTGGTTGAAACAGCCAATTACAGAGTCCAACAAACATACTTTAAAATTTGGAAATGGGTCTGTTATAAAATCTAGACCGTCTGGTAAGCAGTCGGGACGTTCTTTGGCTGGATCTCTTCTTATTATTGATGAGGCGGCATTTATTGATGCAATTGACACCATTTGGGCTGCTGTATATCCTATCATTTCCACTGGTGGTAGGGCATTTGTTCTTTCTACAGTAAACGGTGTAGGGAATTGGTATCACAAGATCTATAATGAAGCTATAAAAGGGGAAAATGCATTCAATGTAATTGATATTAAGTGGAAGGACCACCCAGAATATAAAAGACAGCAGGGGTACGAAGAATTATATGAAGAACTTGAATCAAAGGGGATTAATGTAGACAAGTGGGAAGAAATTACTAAACTTAATATGCCTTTTAAGCAATGGTTACAAGAATATGAGTGTGAATTCTTGGGTACAGGCGAGACTTATTTAGAAGGTAGTATTCTTAGAAGATTAGTGGAAGATATATCCCCAGATTTTGAAATAAAGTATAATAACAGGATGAGAGTATTTAAACAACCTGATCCTACTAGGCAATATGTTATGGGTGTTGACACTTCTTTAGGTAGAGATAGAGATTTTTCCGCGTTTCAGATAATAGATTGTTACAGCGGGGAGCAGGTGGCAGAATTTTACTCTAATAGAACTCCTATCAATGAGTTTGCTGAAATTATAGACAGGGAGGCTACCTTATATGGCACCTCACTAGTGATGCCGGAAAGAAATACTATAGGAGAAAATCTCATAGATTGGCTTTTCAATATTTATGAGTACGAAAATTTGTGGATGGAAGAGGGAACTGATAGGATCGGATACCTCACTACAGCTAAGAATAAAGAATTTATGTTAGCCAAAATGGAAGAATTTATTAGGAAACAGGTAGTTAAAATTAACTCTAAAAGGACGGTGGAAGAGTTGATGACATTTATCATTGATGACAACAATAAGATAAAAGCAGATAGGGGAAAGCATGATGATCTAATTATGAGTCTTGCTTTGGCTACTTTTGCCCTACATACCTTAAGTGAGAATGATCTTTTAGAGTATTCCCAAATTCCACATAAGCGTGAAGAACCTTTGGTACCTGATGTGTGGAAAAAGCAGATTGCAACTGCTGGCGGTATAACAGAAGAAGATATGAGATGGCTGCTGAAAAAGACAAAAGAGTAGACGAGGGTTCAATAGGGTACACTTCATTCCAAGCATCCCGTGGAGAAGGACAGGTCATACGGGGAGGATTCCTTAGAAGATTTCTAGCCGCTTTTTTCACAAGAAAAGGGCAGCAAGCAGTTGCAGATGAGGATATAGCAGATGGCGGAATTTCGGGAGATACAGTAAGGACTCTCGATGTTGCAAAAATAAAAAAACCTACTAAATGGGAACAAGATCCTACCGGATTTACTATTTCCAAAAGTGCAGTATCTTTACCGCAACAAGAAGCAGATAGACGACAACGGTACAAGAGATATGAAGAGATGGATGAATACCCGGAAGTGGCTGCCGCGTTCGATATTTATGCCGATGATTCAACTCAAAAAAGCTCTGATAATCATAGATGGATTATTAAATCTGAATATGATTTTATTAAGGATGAAGTAGAAGAATTATTTGAAAAGACCAGATTAGATAAATTTTATTGGGATATAACTAGAAATACTGTAAAGTATGGGGACTGTTTTATAGAAACTATCTTAGATGTGAATAGGCCAAAGCTTGGTATTCAAAAGATTAAAGTTCTTAATCCTAATTATATTATCAGGGTAGAGGATGAATTTGGGTACCTTCAAAAGTTTCTTCAAGAAATACCCCAGAAAGATAGTGTCTCAACAGTTCCAGGTGCCCTTGCTGATTTAGCGTCATCCAAATTTATAAATCTAGATAAAAATCAATTAATACATTTTAGATTGTATACGTCTGATCCTGCTTTCTATCCCTATGGTAAATCTGTGGCTGCTCCTGCTGTGAGAGTTTTTAGGTCTCTTCGTCTAATGGAGGATGCGATGCTTATCTACAGGCTGCAACGTGCCCCTGAGAGGAGAATTTTTTATGTAGATGTGGGAAATCTTCCTACCTCTAAAGCAGAAGTCTTTATGGAAAGACTTAAGGAAAAGTTTAAGAAAGAGAAATTTTATAACAGTAACACAGGTAATGTAGACTCAAGGTATAATCCACTTTCCGCTGATGAAGACTTCTTTGTTCCCCATAGAAATAATAAAGGGACAAAAATAGAGACACTACCGGGAGCCCAAAATTTGGGCGAAGTAGATGATGTTAAATATTTTAGAGATAAATTGTTAGCCGCTCTTAAAATACCAAAGGACTATATTGTAGAAAAAGATAAGTCCCCAGAGCGTAAAGCTAACTTGTCTCAGTTAGATGCTAAATTTGCTAGAGTAATAACTAGAGTACAAAAATGTATGGAAATAGGGTTCGAGGTCTTAGTTAAAAGACACTTAATTCTAAAAGGAATAGAGGAACGCTATATAAAAGATTTAGTTATAACTTTACCTGATCCAAGTGATCTTTTTGCTAAGAGAAGGCTTGAACTAGAAAACATGAAGGCAGGCGTATCTATGTCCGTTGTACAAACAGGACTGTTTTCTAATAAATATATCTATAAGAATTTCTACGAGATGAACGATGCTGAAATAGCTGAGCTAGAAAAGCAACTTGAAGATCAAAATAAGAAAGCAGCCACGCAAGCGGCGGAAAACCAACAAATGGGGGGTGCTCCAGGGGGTGGTCCAGGCATTGGGCCTGGAACTGGGGTTGCGCCTCCTGGAGCACCTCCTTCTCCTATGGGTGGGGGTATGGAAGTAGCGGCTCCTGGCACGGGCGCGGCGCCTCCTCCTATGCCCACTGAGGCAACTGAACTTGATAATTTAATAGAAAAAATGAAAAAATACGAAATGCTAGAAGAAGAGCATCAGATAAAATAGTAAATACTAAAGTAAGGAGTTTTTAAAATGCTTGGATATATGTTTGAAAATCGTAATAACACCCTAAAATCTGTATTAAAAATAGCAGATTGCTTAGGAAGATCTTTAAGAGAGAATGTTCAACTCTTCTCTCTTGATTCAGAGAATAAGAAAGCATCCTTTGTAAGCGAATCAGGCTATGTCATAGATGGAAATTATTCTTTACAAAAAGGAAAGCTCACTTTAGAAAATATTCAGGTTCAAGATAGTGATATTTTTTCTGACAATGAACATTTTAACGGCTTCGTTTCTGGAAAAATAAAAAACTTTGTTTCTAATATTCATGAAGCTGATTATACAGATGCACATTCTTCATTTGATGATATTCTTAATCTATGGGAAACCAGATTACGATTTAATGATGTAAAGAAAAGATTAGAAGAAAGATCTCAAGCGTTTTCTGATACACAAGATATTATTGATACACCCCAGTTCCAGCAGTTTTTAGAAATAACTCCTCAAGTGATCTCTTGGCTACATGATAACAAGGAAGAAATAACGTCCATTTCTGAGATAAAAAATGCAGTAAAGTTGTCTAATTCAGTATCTCGTGCTTTTGACCTTCCTAAGATTTCTTTAAGTAAATTAGAAGAAGATAATAAGATTAGTTTTGATGATAGTATTAGTAAGAGTATTTATGAGATGATTTGTAGGCAAGAATTAGTAACTAAAGAACTTAGAGAATCGAAAAAGAATTTTGATTTAGTGTGGGCAAACAATAAGTATATCAGTACCTTAGCTTCTCTCATTTATAGTGGAGATGAAAATAAAATCTCTACTACTTTGTCGGAGGCGCTTTCTGATGTTCCTTATCTTGCCTTGGCAACTAAGAAACAACTCGTGGAAACTTTTTCTAGAGCATTACAATTAGACGGAAGTCCTGAAATTAATTTTTCAGATAAAGATCTTAAATCGTTTGGTTCCATTGTTTTTGAAATGAAAAAGCCTGTTAAAGAACTTCTCATTAAAACTATTAATGAGAAATACGGTGTAAATGTTCAAAATCTCAAGGAGGTAGCCTCTTTTAGAGGATTAGTGGAAGCTCAAATAGTTATTTTTGAATCGTTGTCAAGACTCGCTCCTAAGTCCTCTGTAATGAAAGATGTTCTTGGACAAGTTAGTAAAATGCTAAAAGAGAAGGCCGGTGTAGAGGCTATTGATGTAAACGATATCCTTCAAGCCCTCTTTGAGAGATCTAGTTATACTTCTCTATGCGAAGACTATTCTATTACAGATAAACTTACTTTGCAAGAAATGTTTGATAACGATCTGTCCCCCAAGGAGATCGTTTTTTTAATAGAGTCTGAAACTGATCGTGTATCTAATAGGATTGCCAAACTGACAGAGAACGTAGAAAGGCACGACGAGGACGCTGAAAAGGGGTACCCTGGGATAGAAGGCGGCACGCCGGAAGCTAAAGAAGAAGAGAAGAAAAGAAACAAGAAGAAGGGGAAGAAGTCCGATGACGTAAATACCCCCGCCGAAGTTCAAGCTGAATTAAGTGGCGAAGATGACTCTGCCCAGTATTCTGAATCTACCGATGAAGAAGAGGAGGAGGTGGCTGAAGCCCCTGCTCCAGATCCCAGAAAAAAAATAAGTAAAGAAGATTTCTTTGCTAGTTTAGATGCTATATCTAACCTTATGCAGGGGGATGAGACGGCACCAGAAGCTACAAATAATAATTAAGAGGTAGAACATGGC